CTAAATTAGTACCTAATCCTCCACCAACTCTATATTGAATAAACAATGTGGTGTTTGCTTTCAAAGTAGAACCTAATGAGAAATTATTCAGATAATTCTGTACACTTTGAGTGTTGATTCCCGTTCTTGAAAACTCTTTAAGTTGGTCGTCGGCCGATGTGTTTCCACCACCAAAAGTCATTTTTAAAAATCCTTCAGGCGTGAACTCAGTAATAAACCTATCATTAGTAGTGATGTACTTACCAACTTTAATACCTGGTCGGTCTGAAGGTTTTGTAGTGTCTTCAATAAAAACTCTGTCTTGGGCTAAAGCATCTACTTCATACCATTTACCCACATCACTTAAAAACTCTTGTGGCGTAGGAACATTGGCATAACTAGTACCATCTTTTTGTATTACGGCAGTAACCCCTAAGACGTTTTTCTCAGGTAAAAATAATTCTAAGAATGGTCTAACATCATTTGAAGTAATAACTTGTTTGAACACTTTAGTAATACCATTAACAACTAATTCACGTTTAGTTATTGTATAATTAATTAAATTGTTATTACCATCAAAATTAGGTATCTTTAATCTATTAGGGAATCCCTGAGCATTATATGGTGATGAAAAATCAATATCGTACACATTTTCAAATACTTGACCCGCACCAATAACTTGGCTACCTCTTCTTAAAATACCTTCATATCTTTCATCATCTTTGTCACCATTTGCAGGTACTGTTATTGAGAAATCTACAAGAGATACTGAAGGTCTTTGTCCAGGTAATTTTAAACCGTAAGTTCTGGCAATGTTAAAAATTGAAGATTTTTGTTGTGCGGTTTGTAATACCGTTTCTTGGATACTTCTATCTATATGATAATGTAAGTTATCAGATACCGCAGCATTTAAATCTAAGAATGCAGAAAAGACTGATGCGTCATTGAAATTATCAATTAAATCAGGATAATAAGTTTTTACAAAGTTAATTAGTTCAGTCCTAATCGCTTGGAAATCTCTTACTGTATAGGATATTCTTTTTTCTGCCATATATTCATTAAATATTTAGAATCACAAAATCTTTAGAATTAAACACGTCATCAGTAACAACATATTCAATTTTAACTTTAGCGGTGTATTCTGCTGGGTTTAGTCCAGGTTGTGCGTATTCTCTATTATAAGCATCACCATTTGTTGTAACCACAAAATCAGTTTCTTCACTGGTCGCAGCTTTTATAGTAATATTAGTTATTTTTAATTGAGGTAAATACTTCTCACAAGATTCTCTAATCTCAGATTCAATATTATTAAACGTAGGGCTATCTAACGGTTCAAAAATATATTCATATAATCTAGTTCCAAAGTCAGGTAAAAAATATCTTGAACCTTTTCTAGTTAATAATAGATGTACCAAATCCGTTCTAATCTCATCATTAGATGTTTGAGTTAGTTTTAAATATTTTCCCTCTGTTGAAGAATTAAACGGAAACGCAATCCCATATGTTTTACCATCTGCCATATGTTATAAATATAGTGTCGTGATTATTTCTAATAAATAGTGTAAAATAAAAAATCCCGACAAGTTGTCGGGATTAATGTCGTGATTAAGATGAACATCCAAAACATTCAATCTCAATTCCTTCAGGTTTTGGTGGTAGATTCATATGACTATAATCTACTTTAGGAACCTCAACATTTTTCTTAGGTGATTCCATTTTTGAAATATCCATCGCTAAGTGTTTAGCTCCTGTAGAAATCGCCTTTGTTCTAACATAGTAACAAAGTGTTTTCAAACCTTTCTTCCAAGAGTGGAAGTGTGATGAAGAAATTTTTGATAATGTTGGATTTGACATATAGATATTCATTGATTGTGATTGGTCAATGAATGGTGCTCTATCAGCCGCCATATCAATAAGTTCTTTTTGAGAAATTTCCCAAATAGTTTTGTATTTTGGAATTAAATGTTCAATTCTCTTAACTTTTTTATTATAGTTTTTGTCCTCAGTGTCTAAGTAAGAATTAAAGTTGATTTTTTGAATTGACCCTTCATTAAAGATGATTTCATTCTTTAAGTCTTCACACCAAATACCAATCTTCTCAAAGTCGTTAATCAAATACTTGTTAACAATCATAATTTCACCACCAACAACTCGTCTGTTAAATAATGCTGAGTGAGCTGGTTCTGTCATTTCGAATGAACCTGTAATCTTAGCAGAAGATGCGACAGGCATTTGTGCCGTAAACAATGAGTTACATACCCCATACTTTTTAACATCGTTCTTTAATGACTCCCAATCAAACATACCAGATAAATCAGATTCAGTTAATCCCCACATATCAAATTGGAATTCACCTTTAGACATAGGAGAACCATTAAAGAATTTGTAAGGTTTTCTATTCTCAGTTTTACAAAGGTCGTTACTTTCAGTAATCGCCGCAAAATAGATTGTTTCAAAAATTTGTTTATTAAGTGTTTTTGCCTCATCTGAAGTGAAGATATAATCCATTAAATAGAAAACATCCGCAAGTCCCTGAGTTCCAATAGCAATAGCTCTTTGTTCTAAACCACCTTTATGACCTTTATCTGTTGAGTAGTTGTTTTTATCAACAACATTATTCAACGCTCTAACTACTTTTCTAACCTCATTGTATAACAATTTAAAATCAAATTTACCGTCAACAATAAAATTCTTCAATACCATAGAAGATAGTGTACAAATAGCCGTAGTGTTCTCATCGGTATATTGGTAAATCTCATTACATAAGTTAGATTGTTTGATTACCCCAATATTTTGGTGATTAGTTTTTCTGTTAGCATTATCTTTAGAACATAAGTAAGGTACTCCTGTTTCAACTTGAGATTCGATAATCTTATTCCAAATTGTTTGTGCAGATACTTTTTTACCTAATCCCATTTCAACTGCCTTTCTATAGTTTTCCTCATACTCTTCACCATAACATTCTTGTAAAGGTTTGATTCCTGCTTTAACAATATCATTAGGACAGAATAAGTACCAATCATCATTATTCTCAACCGCGTTCATAAAATTATCAGGAATCCACAAAGCGGTAAATAAGTCTCTTGCTCTTAATTCTTCAGCCCCTGTATTCTTTTTAATTTCTAATAAATCAATAATATCTTTGTGCCAAGGTTCTAAGTAAATCGCAGCACTACCAGGTCTACGTCCTTGTTGATTAAAGAATCTTAACCCTTCATTTACAATTTTTAGGTATTTTAATAATCCACCCGCAAATCCCCCTGAAGAATTTATACGACTTTCTTTACTTCGAATATTAGACATACATAAACCAATACCCGCAGCGTCAGATGAATACGTTGATATATCACTGAATGTTTTTAACAATCCGTTTCTTGAATCTGAATCATTATAGTGTAAAACACAAGATGCTAATTGAGGAGTCTTAGTTCCTGAATTAATCATAATCGGAGTTGCAGGTGAGATAAGTTGGTTTGATAATGAATTGTAATATTCAACCGCCTCTTCAAAAGTATTTGTAACCCATAAAGCAACTCTCATATACATATGTTGAGGTCTTTCGATTACTCTACCTTGAGGTGTTTTTAACAAATACATTTCAATCAAAGACCTCCAAGCAAAATAATCAAAGTTATAATCGTTTTCGTGATTAATAACTGAATCAATATTACTAGGTCCATAAGATTCAACAATCTCCATTAATCTATCATTTATAACACCCTCACTATGTAATACGTGCATAGTTTCTGAAAAACTTGGAGATGTTTCTTTGTGATAAGAAGAAATTGCCACTGATGACGCCAATCTTGAGTAATCGTGATGACTACCAGTATACGCCGCAGCTATTTCATAAATAAGTTTGTCTAATTCTTTTGTCGTTATCAATCCTTCAGTAGGTACCGAAGTGATAACTTTAATAAAGATTTCGTCAGAATTTACGTTCAATCCTTTAGATGAACGTTTAATTCTTTGGTAAATCTTTTGTGGGTTAAAGGACGCGTCGTCCCCATTTCTCTTTTTTATTCTTAATGACATCATAGTTTTTTTTCTTTTTAATTAAAAATCATCAGTAAATGTTAATGACTCTCCCAATTTAGCTTTTTGGTATTCAACAGTTCTTGACTCAAAGAAATTACCTTTAGTCTCAACCGCAATTTGTTCCATAAACTTAAATGGTTGTTCTACATTAAATTCTTTACTACATCCCAATTTAACCAATAATCCATCAACAACAAACTCAAGATATTGTTTCATCAAATTAGAGTTCATTCCAATTAGTGAAACTGGTAATGATTCTGTGATAAATTCTTTTTCAATCTCAAGTGCTGATAATAAGATTTCTTTAATTCTTTTCTCACTTGGTTTGTTCTCTATATGATTATTCAATAAGTGTATCGCAAAATCACAATGTAAATTTTCATCTTTAAAAATAAGTGAATTAGCGTTACATAAACCTTGCATAATTCCTCTTGATTTTAACCAAAATATTGAACAGAATGAACCTGAGAAAAAGATACCTTCAACCGCTGCAAATGCTATTAGTCTTTCTTGGAAAGAAGCGTTTTCAATCCAATCCAAAGCCCATTTAGCCTTTTTCTGAACCGCAGGTAATCTATCAATCGCGTTGAAACATTCGTCCTTTTCTTCAGGATTTGAAACGTAAGTATCAATTAGAAGTGAATACATTAATGAATGGATATTTTCCATCATAAGTTGGAATCCATAAAAGAATTTAGCTTCAGGATATTGTACTTCCTTTAAAAAGTTTTCCGCAAGATTTTCATTTACAATACCGTCAGACGCCGCAAAAAATGACAATACATTTTTAATAAAATATTTTTCATTGTCTGAAAGATTTTCCCAGTCACGTATATCATTAGTTAAGTCTATTTCTTCAGCAGTCCAAAAAGCTGCTTGGTGTTGTTTGTAATATTCCCAAATATCATTGTATTGAATTGGGAAGATGACAAATCTATTCGGATTTTCTACCAAAATTTTTTCCATTGTTAATTAATTTTTTTTTTAAGATTGTTTTTGTTGTTGTTCTCTTTGCTTCCTTTTTTCCAAAAGTTCTTTAACTCTATCTCTTTTTTGTTCTTCTTTCTGTTCCTCAAACCCTAAGAAAGTTACAGAACTTTCAGTGTCGATTTCAAGTAGTTCATTATCAAACTTACAGTTTTCAAATACCACACCATCAGAACCAATACGAGATTTAGTTATCGCAATAGTAGCCAGTTTCATTTCTTTTTGTTGTAAAGTTTTAGCCACGGAAATGATAACGTGTCCAACTTGTGCTTTTTTAATAGAACCACCCATCTGGTCGGTGGTAACCACTTCTGATGAAATTGATGAACGGTTACCTTGAGTTGCGGTCCATCCAACTATATCCAACTCGTGGCACATAGCTTCAAAACCTCTCATAACTGAACCTTCACTTTTCCATTCATCACCAAGATTTTTGTCAGGTACTACACAATCAATATAATCCAATAGAATCATATCAATTTTGTTTCCTTCAGCAATCATTTTTCTAACTTGGTTTTTAATTTGCATCATAGTTAGTGTGTCTGAAGGTAATTTTTTAAGGACTAACTTATTTGTCATAGTTTCCTTAATATCGGTAATTTTATTCATTACCTCTTCTTTCTTGTTTGCCAAATCATCAGGGGCAATTCCTGTCCAAAGAGTAAAATGTTTTCTTTGAATAATCTTTGGGTTATCTTCAAAGAAAATTTGTAATACGTTATAACCTAAGTTAAACGCGTGATTACTTATTTTTGTTAGTAATGTAGATTTACCAACACCTGTTGGAGCTAAAATAACTCCAATTTCTCCTTTCGCCAATCCACCTTTCAATAATCTATCAATACCAGGTATTCCCATAGGAATTGGATGTCTAAAATCGTCGTTCAATACTTCGTCAAGATTGTGGAAAACATCTTCAGTTCCCCTATCTACTTCACCAACCTGCAAAGCTTTACTAACCATCTCTTCAAGTGTGTCATAGTTTTCAAACTCACCACTGTCAATGATTTTTTGAGCCTTAGTCATAACTTTCTGTAACTCTTGTTGTTTACAGAATTTTAATGCCTTTTCTTGAACATAATTACTACCCTCCAAAGGAGAATCTTGTATTTTCTTCAACGTGTCGATAACTATTTTCGCCGCTAACTCCTGTTGAATCTCTGATTTAGTAATTTGTAATAATGTCTCATAAGACGGACTTGATTCATACTTCTTATAGTATTCCTTAATCATTTGAATTAAGATTTTGAAATACTTGTTTTCGAAGTAATTTGGTTCAATAACATCAATGATTGAGCGAGCGAATTCTTTGTCTACAATGATTTGGTTAAGAAGTTGTAATTGGAAAGTTTCTCCCAAATAATTAAAATTTTTGTCTGAATTCATACTCTAAAATTGTTCTTGTAATTGATAAATATTAAACCGAAAGTGGAAGTCCTAGATACTCGTAAGTTAAATTTTCACCTGAAAAAATGTCAGTAAGACCTTTTAGAATGTTTTTTAGGTATGGGCGTACGTCAACGGTATATCTTACCTTTGGTGGGTATAATTTAGCGTCAAATTGTCTATGACAAAGTGTCTGTTCACCTAACTTAATGTAGATGTTAAAGTACTCAGGACCATTAGTCATTGATGTGTCTAACACTGACTCATCTTCAATGATTTGATTCATATTATCCATCATATAAATCACAGTTTTTGTTTTCAAATCTAAAGCAAGGTCTTCCTTAACTTCACTTAAAAATTCATACAACTCTAAAGAGTTTTTTGAATTAGGGTTATACCCTTTTACATTGTAAAATCTTTGAACGATGATTTTGTCGTTTAGAGTTAAAAGTAACTCCATCTTTGTGATTTCTTGTTCTTTCATAATTTATTTGTTTGTTTGATAATTTCTTTTTTCTTTTCTAGTTAATTTCATAAATGGTTTAATAAAGTTGACCCAAGCATCGTCTCCTTTTGGTAGGTATTTAAAGAATCCGTTTTCCATCATCATTTTAATTAAATTCTTATAACCTCTACCGTCAGGGTCTAATGATTCTCGATAATATAGTTCAACAAGTTCTTTAGCATCGTCAGTTATTAAAGGATTAGACAAATCTACGATTTTTTCATTGATTTCAAAAAATTCGTTTCCAAATATACCACTTTTTGTTTTACCAGTTAGTAAATTTTTAAGAGCGGTATTGTTCTTATCCGATTCAAACATTTCTTCTGCCTTTGTTAAAATATCGGAAACATTAACTGTATTTTCAAGTAGCTCGGGAAATAATTTAACTAAAGTTTTCTCACCTAAATAATAGATTCCATCAATATTATCTGATTTATCACCTGACAATATTTTATATGTCTTAATGTTTTGATGTGGAAATTCATAGTGATAAATTTTTATTTTATCACCATTCTTATACATAGTTTTAGTGTTTGGAGAATAGATTGATACTTTATCTGATATCAATTGTGTTAGGTCTCTGTCTGATGAAAATATAGTCTTATTTTCATCGTTTGATATTTGACAATAATAAGCGATTAAATCATCAGCCTCATTATTGTCAATATCAATTTGTCTTACAAACATTTCCTCAAGATATTGTTTTACCCTTTCTTTTTGTTGGTAAAATGAATCTTGTTTGTATTCGTTTTCTTCGGAACGTCTGTTTTCTTTATATTGTGGATATATTAATTTCCTAGCGGAAGAACTACCCTCCCCATCCCAAAATACGACTACTTTGTCGTAATTGTATTCTTCAATGAATTTACGAAGAGTGTTAATAAAATGCCATATAGCACCTACGTGTTCCCCTTTGTGGTAAAATTCTTTTACCCCGTGAAATCCAATTTTTAATAAGTTGTTACCGTCAACTAATAATGTTTTAGTCACTTAAGTTTATTTAAAGTGTTAGAATTCTTTTTCTTCTCTCAAATCAAAGTCACCATCAGTTCCGATGATTTCTTTCCAATAATCTGCGTATTCTTTTTTGTACTTTTCAATTGACGCCTTTTCTTCTGACGCTTCTTTACCCGCAATAAATCCGTGAGGTGTAACGATTATCTTACCGTCCTCGTATCCTAAACCATTGATGTGGTTCTTTAATACAGACACTTTAGTTCTTGATGCAAATTTAACTGTACGTTTGTCTTTTGTTGCAGTGATTTTAGTCGTACCCGCACCTTTTTGATTACCAAATAAAAATACCAATGATGAGTTCAACCAAATTGCTTCACCACCTTTAGCCTTAATCTTAGGTTGACCAAAAGGATTATCAGGTAATTCTACCCAAGGTTGGTTAACAATGATTAATGTATTCTCATATTTTGAGTCCGCTTTACGTGAACCTGAAATACGTTGGTTAATACCCATACCAATCTTATCCGCCAATGTAGATGCGTTGTGTTGTTTACCACCTTTACCTTCGTAAGTCATCTTACAAGGAACAGAACCAACTGAATCCCACATAAAACACAAACTATAATCTAACTCACCTTTTTCTTGTGCGTCCAATAATTCGTTAATATAATCAGTGATTTGTTCAATATAGTCAAAGTTATTATTAAAGATATAAAATCCATCCCAATCTAATTCACCTGTTTCTTCGTCAACAACTTCTTCACAATCAAAACCCATAAGTTTTGCGTGTTCAAAAGACCATTTTTGTTCGGTGATTATGAATACAGGTAATATACCTTTCTTTTGAGCATCAACCGCAGTCTTAACTAACGCAGTTGTTTTACCCGTATCTGAGTGACCCAAGAACATATTTAAATGTCCAATAGCAGGTCCTGGCAATCCTACCGCATCCAAAAAGTCAGCCCCCAAATCAAAAAATCTTTGTGGTTTGTATTTTGCGGATGTTGAGAATTTATTCTTTATCGATTTAAAATCTGTTTTTTTAATTGCCATATGTCTATGTTATTATTTGTTTTTTAGTTAAAAAGAAAGAGCTTGGACACTATGTCTATACAAATGTCCAAGCTCAATAGTTTTTTATTAGAATGGCATATCGTCATCAGGTTCAGCGTTCGCTTGTGGGTCAACATATGATGATGATGCACTTGTTCCACCACCCATACTCATTTCTGAAGTAGAACTATCACCATATACGTATTTACCTGCGTCTGAATCCCATCTTGGAGTTTCTCCACGTGCGATTGCTTCTAAGTAATCCTCAGGTTTTTTAGAATATACATCTCTCCAACTTAACTCGTCATTAATCCAAGAGTCCATTGTACCCTTCTCTTCGTGAACAGGACTTGGGTCCTCTGTCGATTACTTTAACGATATAAAATTTTCGTGATTTGTATTGTTTTGCAAGTTCTTTGTCGGATTCCTTACCTGTTGAGATAAGTTCCTCATAAACCTCGTTTAGAGGTGAACGCTCGTTGTCGTTTTTTGATGGGTCGTAAAGTTTGTTCCATTGACCACCTACTTGTACTTCGTGAAACCAAGCCTCAACAAATGGTGAACTACCATCTTTAGTTGGGAGGATACGAATACGTTTTTGTGCTGAATTTTGTCCTTGTGGAAGAATTGCTGCGAAATACTTTTTCATTCGCTCATCCATAGACATTCTGTTACCGCCTGAAGTACCTGACTGTTGTGCTTTCTCGTACTGAGCTAAGACTGAATCTAATGTTGACATCATAATAGTTTGTTTTTTAAAATTTTAATTACTTATTTGTAACCAAAATATAAGACTAACAAACCGTTTTGTCAAACTTAAATTCCAAAATTCTTTTGTTGTTCAGGAGTAAAAGATGTTCTAATTTCAGATGGTGTAAAATTCTCAACTTCATCTGTAGTTAGAATATATTCATTCTTACCTGACTTTTCCATATCACCTTCTTTATCGATGAAAAAATCCGATAGTTTTTGATTATAAGGACCTGAATCTAAACTTCTTAACTCTAATTTTTCTTGTGGAGTTTTTGGTCTATACTTTTCTAACTTAGCTTCTAATGAATTAACTTTGTTCATCAATTCATCCATTTCGCCTAATTTGTTTTCTAAATTTTCTAAATGTTTAAATAAGTTATCGAAATACTCATCTTGTTTGTCAGAAATCTTTTTTTGACTATCAACTAAATCAGTAATGTCTAATTCTTCAGTATCAGTTTCTTCAGACTCTCCTTCAGGTTCACCTTCACTGTTAAGTTTTTCAACATCAGGGTCATTAGTTGTATCTACAACTTCAGGTTCCGCAGGTGCCGTAGCATCAGGTGCTGGAGGTGCCACTTCACCACCTACTTCTGGTTGTCCAGGTATTGGTGGTACCGCTCCTAAATCAAGAGCTGGGTCAGCGGGTGCCGCCTCTTGTTCTGTTATATAATTGTTGATACCTTGGTATCTTCTGATTTCTTCGAGTATTTTTTTATCGATTGACATATTATTAACCATTTAATAATTGTTTAACACCGTGAGATGTTTCAACTTGAATTTTTTTATTTGTTGTTTTAGTGTTATCCACTCTTTCAATTAAACCGTCTTTCATTCTAACAGTATAACACTCATTAGTTTCTAAATCACAAACTTCTTTATCTCCGTTTCCGATTTCTTTTTCTGAATATCTACCTCTTTTATTTAAGTAGGTATCTAAGGCATTATTTACGTTCATAACTTTATTTTTATATATAAATATCTTCAGTTTATTAAAATTATCAAATTATTGTAATCCAAGTGCAGATGCCATTGTTACTGCCTGTCTTACTTTATCTAATATATTATTATATTCCACACTTTGGTTAGTAACATATGAGTTATATTGTGCAGGTGTTACCGCTCTACTCCATTTAGTTATCCAAGCTTTAGTTAGGTTTTCAGGTGTTAAAGAATTAATACCCGTTGCAATTGGTGCCCATCTCGCACCTAAAAATTTAAAATGATTTTCAGGTGAAGAGAATACCGCAAATGGTAATTCAATTCCATTGGCATTTGATTGACAAACATATTCTTTGTTAAAGAATGTTGATAGATTACCTGACCAAACATAATCTAATGTCGCTCCACCGTAGTTGTTATTCCAACAAATAAATTGATTATTTTGATATGATTCTAAATAACAAGTAACAAACGCCAAATATTTTGCGATTAATAATGCGTTCGTCGTAGAAGCTTGTGTAATGTTTGCCATAATACCATCAATCACTTGTTTAACCGTTAACTCAGTTTGAGATTGCGTTCCAAAAGTATACGATTGTTTCTCATAAAACTCTTTAAGTGCGTCTTTACAGTTTTGACTATTATTAATAACAAACGTATTACTACTTAATTGGTTAGATGTATTAGTATTATTATTAGATGTTGTAGTTGTTGTCGTTACATTACCCGAAGAATTTAATTTTTGGTTTAATCCTGAGATAACCTCTTCTAGAATTTTAGCGGTTAGAGTTTGAATGTAACTTTCTAACTTTGGTAAAGCAAAAACTTGTTGTCTTATTCCCGTAAATGTCGTTTCAAATTTACCAGGTGTGATATTATGTTTAACATCCATAATATAATAAGGACCCGTAAACATAGGTACGTGTCTTAAATTGAAATACATTGTAGGTTGAATCATAGCATTACCTAATGTTTGAACTCTACATTGATAGGCTCTGTTTCTATAAAAATTCCAAAGTGATACGTTTTGAGTTGCGGTTGTCTTACCGTTAGACTGTCTAATTAAGTCATCAGTTGCGGTTAATGATTCAGTGGTCTCTTTACCTAAATCTTGGGAAACGTCAAAATGATAGAAGATATTTTGATTTGTAATACCAATATCAACATTAAACCCGACAACTCTATTGGATAATCCCCAATCGGTTTTACCATCTAATTTATCAGTTAAAGGCATATCACTAACTCTAGTTAAATCAAACGCATCTGATTTAAATCTATAGTTATTGTTTTTACCCATTTCAGGATGTTTACTTGGTTCCGCAGCGTAAGTACAAACTAATTTTGGTGAAGCCTTTCTAGCATCAACATTTAAGTATGTTCCAAATAAAGTATTACCAAATTCTAAAGTACCTTCAATTTTAGGAACACTATTTTGTTGTACCTCTTGTACATTATAATAGTTAATATACGCAGGGTGCATCATACAAATAAAATGATGTACATTTAACACAGATTCTAAGTAAGTGTAAACACTTGACGATTCATTAACTTCTGAAAATAAGTTAAGAACTTTTTTAGGGTCAATTAAAATATCATCACCAATATTTCTATTAGCCCTATCTAAAAATAATACGTCCTCTAAGAATGTTGTCTCACTATAGTCGTAACCTGCAATCCAAGTATCATTAAGTCCTTTGAACGCCTCATAGATATCTAACTTAGTCTGTTCACCTTGTATTGCGGTTTCTGTTGTTTTTTCTCTAACCTCTTGAACGTTAGGTAGACCTGTGTTTAATTTTTGAGCTAACTGATTAAACACTAAATCACTAAATGACTTATTACCCGCAATGTATTGATTAATTAAATTAACAAATTTAATCTTATTCATTGTTGGGTCTAATTTTTTCTGAGTAGCATATATTCTAATTAAAGTGGCCAATTCGGTAACAGAATCAGGAGCGAATGCAATATTCATATCAACAAAGAAGTCTGTAATATATGAACCATTATCACTGTACGTATATCCCGATTCAGTAGGATTACCAATATACGTTCTTAAATTATTCCAAGATTGTGGGTATGCCGACTCTGACTGAGCTAAAGTTGTGGTACCACCTGAAGTTGGTAATGTATTTGGAATATATGGTGGATAAGTTAACTTATCTTCAATAAATGTTGTTGTTGAGAAACTATCAAAAAGTTTTCTACTATAGTTAGAAGGATTTCCGTACTTCAGTACAACATCATACTCTAAGAATTGTTGTATTGTTGAAATAGCTTTAGATAGTTGTCTACTTTGGACTTCGTTAGTGTATGACGTTGAGTTAGTGTCGGTAACTTTTTCAATAGACATCATCTCCCTCATTAATAATTGGAAATTTCTATAAATACCATCGCTATTAATAGCCAACTTATCTACTTGTATTTTAGTAGTAACCTGACTTCCAACTTGAACTGAAGAATATTCGTATAATGATTTTGTGAATTTTAAAAATTCTCCTTCCATTATATCCATAATTTCTCTGTTAAACACTGAAAGAATTTCTTCATTAGAAGTATAGGCAGTTGCGTTACCTAATAAAAATGACTGTTGTTGTGTCTCACCTGTTAATATCTGTTTGAAGTATTGTTCAGGAGTTGGTATATCAATTTTATTAGTATCAAAATATCCATAGTTAGGTAATGACCAAAAAGTTCTCACCGAACCGTTAAATACTGCAGGGTTAAACTTAACTGGTTGAATTAATTTATTATTGTTATTAAAAAATTCACCGTTAATTTGATTAACACTACTTGTACCAAAAGAAGGTACTACATAACTTAAATACCGTTAGGTGATGATAGTTTTGATTGTATCGCCGAATCAGTATAAGCACTAAACACATCATACCCTCTATAGAATGTTGAGAAGTCATTTATTAATTGTGGGTAGAATCCAATGTTCATATTAGTTAGAGTATCAGTTCCAACTAAAGTAGTATTCTGTAATGTGATTGCTTGGTTATTACCATTAATAACTAAATTATAAGTTTTAGCTGGATTGTTAGTAATAGGGTCAAAATTATATGTAGATTGGAAATCAGTCAACACGTTAGATAATATATCAGTACCTGTCTCAATCCAAGTTTTGTATCTATGCCAAATAGAACCGTATTTTAAAATCCAAGCATATGGTATTCTATGAATCGCTCCAAATTTTTTAAATGTTGCAAAAATATAATCTAAATCAGTTGTTGAAGCTCCATTATATGTTTTATACTTTTCTCTAAGGGTTGCTAAAGGTAAACTATTCAAGAATAAAAATGCAGAACTTTTAAATGGTGTTGTACTACCTGTTAAGAAATCTTTAACCCCTTCTTGTATTGAATTAATAAAGTAAGGAGTGTTTAACATTGATGTTGTTTGATTTGCAGTTACGTTACCACTATAATCAGTATATTTTAAATTACCTTCAGTAGGTAATTGTTTTTCATTAGTTCTTGTATTATAAAAGGCGGCCAAACCTGCAGCAGGTTCTGGAGTTGTAACATCATAAAAGTTAAAATTAGTAATTGGTCTAATTTCTTTCTTACTACTAGCAGTGTCGAAATTAGTTATCATTTTTTTATCACCGTTAACAAATAATGTATTCGTAGTATTAAACACATCTAAATTACTTGATGCACCTTTAGATAAATTACCCAAATACCAATCCGAAGAGTTATATGGGAAAGTATCAACAAATTGGAAAGTGTTTGTTTGAGTACTTTTTAAATAGGTTTTTAATTTTTCTATTTGTGTAGGTACAGGTTTAATTACTGTATTACCTGGTGTTATTAATGATGTATCTGTTATCACAAAACTATTGTCAACCTCTTGTTGAATGTATGGTGTTGCAAATTCACCTCTAATGAATTTTTGCCAACTTTCACCAATACCTCCACTAGATATGTGAGCCAAGAAAGGAACAATGTTATTTGAATTTAAACCATATTGTTTTAACTTACCAACTAAGTAAGGACTGTCATTCTCTAAAGAATTTTTAATATTTAAAAATTCAGACTCAGCAATTACATCCGCGATTTGATTTTCAGAACCTGGTTTAAAGTACCTTTGGTAACTAGATGACAATAATACTCTCTCATACATTTCGTATAGGAATTTAGCTTCTTGTTTGTTTCCAAATATATTATTACCCGTAGGGAAATCTAAGGCGTATAATGAAACCCTATTAATATCTTGAGCGGTGTTTTGTAATGGACCGTAATCAGGTAAAGGGTTTTTTCTTTGGGTATACCCTTTTAAAAATTCTTCAACAAATTCAATCTCAGGCCAAACATCATATAAAAAACCTTTAGTTTTTGATATTACTTTTGGGTCACCAGGATATGTTAATTCAAATTTTTCTCCTTTATCGTTATTGGTTTCAACAAAGTATTGAGGCCAAGGGTAAATAGGAATTAAATTACCGCTATCAGTTTGAGTCGAGTCTTTAGAATCGGTAGAAGGAGTTGACCTGTCATTTCCAAGAACCGCATTAACTCTATTTTTATCTTCTCTAACCTCCCAAGCATTTTGATGGACATCATCCATTAATCTTAGGAATGCTTCAGCATTAGATAATAGAACCGCTAAAATATTTTTAATAGTCGGTTTAAAACCTAAACCACCATCTTTAGCCGCCAATCTACTTGATAATATATCGGCAAGTTTTTGTTGAATCTCTTGTGATTTGGTATTCAAATCATTTTGAGCCAACTGTATTAATTTACTAAATGACCCTTCACCTTCAAAATAGAACCAATTATTTACGGTGTTACCATCCTTATCAAAAGTTACAGAATTAAAAATAGGTTGTAATTTAGTTTTAAATTGTTCTAACTCAGTTGTTGTTGGTGTTTTATTAAATTGTAACACATATGATTTGTTATAATCAATAGAATTTGGATTAACCGTCATTCCACTAATGGTTTCAGGTTTAATTGTGGACCAAACATCTATTTGTGAAACAGTTTCTTTCTTACCAATAACGTACTTACCGTTTTCACCAAAAGTTTTATTTTCTTTTAATAAGTTATTATATTTTGAAATTATTCTTAATAAATCACTTTGTGCAGTACCAACATTAGGATTATTAACACCTCCTTGTCGTATTTCTTTTTTATATGTGTATATATTAGTACCACCCTTATCTGTTATAAAATAAGGCGCGGTAGTATCCATATATTTGTAAAACCAAGACTCGCCTCTCCATAACAATATTTCTTGTTCGTACTTATTTAAAGTATCTCTGAAATTTTCAACATCAGTTAATGGCGTTAAATCCGCTTTAGTAAAAGTTTCTGAAATATAAGTTTCAAGTTTTTTTAATCTTTCCGTTAATTCGGTTAAAGTTATCTCAGGGAAATCAGAATCAATTAAACCTTTATTTTTATATTCAGAATAAACTTCTTTAATTTTTTGTCTTCCTTTTGAAGTTGGTATTGTCGTAACTCCTTGCGGTCCTGTCGGAGCTGGTGTTACACCTGTATTATTAGCAGGACTAATATTGTAGTTAGTTCTATACATATACGGAAGTGCTTGTAAGTACTTCATAGGTATTTGTGTTAGAACATTGAAT